GTTGGTGTTAAAGTATTAGTTGGAGTAAGTGTTGGTGTTGGTGTTAAAGTATTAGTAGGTGTAAGAGTATTAGTTGGAGTAAGTGTTGGTGTAGGTGTTAAAGTATTAGTTGGTGTATTTGTTGGTGTAAGAGTATTAGTTGGAGTAAGTGTTGGTGTAGGAGTTTGTGTTGGGCTAGGAGTTAACTTGAAAAAGTTAGCAAAAACTTTAACGTTTTTATCAATTTTAAGTGTTAAATCGTTAGTATTAATCATGATATTTAAGCATTAAATGGAAACAGAGGATCATTACTATCGAAGTTTACAACTTGATCAAATGCTTCAAATGTCACAATCCCAACAAAATTTTCTGTGGGAGTTACAGTTGGTGTTGGTGTCGGTGTTGGACTTTCACCAATAGTTGGTGTCACTGTAGGGGAAACAGTCGGGCTTTGAGTAATTGTCGGTGTTTGTGTTATAGTAGGTGTAATGGTTGGTGTTTGTGTCGGTGAAGAATCGGGTGTTGGTGTTGGTGTAGGAGAAGGGCTTGGTGTGCTACTTGGTGCTAAAGTATCTTTCGCATAACTTCCAACCTTCTTATATAAACCAAATTCATTTGAAGACTCATCACAATACCAATCAATGACTATTCCTTCATCCAACAATAACTCTTTCTTGTCTTCGTCTATAGGATTTATATTTTCATTAAAGGATCCATCCCATGTGATATTTTTATCTCCTTTCCAGAATGTTACGTTATCTGTAACTTTTGAAATACCTTCCGTTGATACTTTTGTATTCTGCTGTCTACTTTGATATCCATAAAAAAGCTGATTATAGTTGTTACTCAATACATCGTTGAACCTGTAACCGTTTGAAATTTTTGTCCTATTCCATTCAACGTCTATCAAATATGTAATGGGAGCATTATTATTTTCTTGTTCTGATGTATAAATCGTATTTCCTATTTTGTTTGGATCTGGAAAAATATAAACTTTATCACTATCTATTTTCGATGAATCAATTTTATATGTTTTTTTAGGGGTATTGTATACTAGTATTCCTTGATTCTGAGGTACAAAAAATCCTCCAATTTCATAAATGCTATAAATATTTTCCAAGGATTCTGTTAAAATTGTTGTTGGAAAATGTTTATTTAAATATTGACCATTGAATGTATTGGAATCGAATAATATTCCAGAAACACTTTTATTCTCCGAATTTGTTGAAAGATAATAGAAATCCGTTCCAATAAATTTTGGATATAGACTTTTAAAAAGATTTATTTTTAAACTATCCTGCCCATTTTGAATATAATCGATGAAATCTCTTGATTTTAAATATTGAAATTCTGTTCCACTTAAAATCGGATTATATGTGAAATTCGAAATGTAAGAATTTTCTGAACTTTTAACATAAAATGGATAAGCTGATATTGCATCTATAATAGATTGTTTGATGTTTATAAATACATTTGGATCTATTTTATTTGTAAAAGTGTTTTCTACATTTTCTTTTTTATCGTAAAAAATATCTGAATCCGAATATGTTTCGACAATAGATACATTGAAATTAGAATGAAAAAATGATAATTGTTTTCTATTTGTTCTTAAATTATTATCAATGTAATCATAGACGAGTTTTTTAACAATAGTCTCAACGCCAAAATTGCTTCCTTTTAAATTATATTTTATTAAACTATTTTTTACTTCTTTTCTTTTAGCACCATAATATAGAGATATTTGTTTTATCTTTTGAATGAAAAAAGGAATGATTATATCCAAATCCGAATCATCTTCAAAATCAGCGTTTAATATGAATCTTTTTTCTTCTTCTGTGGAGAAATTCAAAGTAATTTCTCGCATCAAATTCACGTATGCATCTCTTACAATAGCGTTTTCATCTGATTTTTTAAGATTCTTTTTACTTGCCCACGTGTTTACATATTTTTGATATGACTTCAATTCTTCATTTGCGTCAATATTGGACAAATTTCTATATTGGATGAACGCGAGAAAAGAATAAGGCGAATCGTAATCTTTTGGATTAGGAGAATCGTTAACAATACTGTACGGTAGAAATGTAAACACCATGTTCGTATAGTTATTTAACTGGAACTTCAAATTAGGAAAGGCTTAAGTTGGTGGAGTATTTTTGTATAGATGTCCAACAGGAAGATTAGCGACTAATCCCCATTTCCATGCTAGGTATCCCTCCACTATTTGTTGCTTGGAATTATCTGAAAATGAAACCATTTCAGCAATGAAACCAGTTAGATCGCTTCCTTCAATTTCATTGTGACCTAATTGAATATTAACAAATGAATTTGTACCAATATTTCCCGTGTTCGTTTCCGTTCCATTAACTCTCCAAGCACTACTTGTTGAGTTGAATTTAGGAAGAATAATGTAAGGCTGATTGCGTATAACTGAACCTCCTCCCATTGATATGTCAACGCCAGTATTACTTCCACCCAACACTTCAAAGTTGTTGTCCGTTCTAATCCGAACCGACATTCGTTGTCCATCTGTCGCTGAATTTGTTCCAGCTAATATGAACGCTTGCGTATTGATAAGTGTATTAACTTGAAAAACCATCGCAATATTTAATGAAGCTGCTGCCTGATTGTATGTGAACAAATTATTATCAAGACAATTATTTCCAGACCATTCTAATACATTCAAACCGTTAAGTGTTAGGATTCCTGTATTTGGGCCGATAAGTCCAGCTTGTCTGCTAAGAGTATAATTATTACCAGACTTATCAAGAACTTGTGTTGCTTCGTTACCAGTTGCCGTAATGGTTGATGCATCTGCTGCATCATACCAAAATATCGCATTCATCTGCGAGGGTTCCCACGTATTAAATGGAAACAGGGGATCATTGCTCCCAAATCTCATTATTTGAAAATTCTGAAAATCAACTAATCCTTTATCAGTTAGAGGGTATAAATCATCTCCTCCAACTCCCATTTCTACCATTTGTTCTCTATTAACAAGAGTTATAATTCCTTTAATAATTTCTGTTGGTGTTACTGTATTAGTTGGTGTGACTGTTGGTGTAGGAGTTTTTGTTGGTGTTACTGTCTTGGTTGGAGTAAGAGTATTAGTCGGTGTGATTGTTGGTGTAGGTGTCTCTCCTGATGTGGGTGTAATTGTTGGAGTAACTGTATTAGTTGGTGTGTGTTACTGTATTAGTTGGTGTTACTGTATTAGTTGGTGTGACTGTTGGTGTTAGTGGGCAAAAAGTTATATCAATTATCTCATTGCTTTGAACGACTGCACTATCATATCCCCAATCGACTAATATCGTATCACCTTCAAATTCTACATAAAAATCACTTATAGTCACGCATTCTAAAGGTTCATTATAATCCCAAATAGAATATGTTTCGTAAGATAATGGCGTAGTAGTTGGTGTGACTGTTGGTGTAGGAGTTTTTGTTGGTGTAACTGTATTAGTTGGTGTAACTGTTGGTGTAACTGTTGGTGTAGGAGTTTTTGTTGGTGTAACTGTATTAGTTGGTGTATTAGTCGGTGTAATACTTTGAGTTGGTGTATTGGTTGGAGTTACTGTCGGTGTTTGAGTATTAGTTGGTGTTGGAGAAGGAGTTGGTAAAACGCATTCAATTGTTTTTTCATTTCCAATCAATTTTAATCCCTTGTAAAAACCATAGGATATCATTTTGTCCATATATCCACCAAATTTGGACCAATCATTGAAAGACGATTGATGCGGTGTTATTGTAGTGAAATCGGAATCAAAATTAATAATGTTATCTTTTAATTCTGGTTTTTTATTTGGAACGTGCTCGTAGAATTTGTAATATTGCTTTATTTCCGATCCAGATTGATCTCTTGTTCCTGTTACAAGATTCCATCCCCAATTGTAATTTACACCAGATAATGGTACGGAATCCCCATAATTATGGTTATCGACAACTGTGTTTGTTACAAGTTGATATTTTTCAGAAAACAATTCGTATGTAACAATAGGTTGCCCCGCGATAAACGCGCCATCATCTATTTGAATTTCTCTACCTAAATTGTTATTTTCAAAATAAGTATAGGCTGATAATGCGAAATTTCTGTTATATGAATTTTGACTTCCAAACAATTTCTTGTGACAAATGGAAAGAATGTCAACAGCCCTTCTAATTGAGGGTGGATAAGAATACAAATACGCATTCAAATCAGTTCCAGTTTCATCTGCAAACGAAATCAGCTGCTGAATATTACAAGTTTCTATGTCTGAATTATTGGCGACAAAATTTGAAATTTTCTCATATATAACTTTTCCAATCTCTTCAACGTTTTCATTTTTACCTAAAATTTGACCAATGAAATCATCAAGTAAAACTTTCCTATCAAACAACGATTCTTGCAAAATATATGATTTGATTTGAGTCAAATAATCAAATTCCTCTCCGTTTTTTATAACGGTTGGGGATGGATTGAGAATATCAAAATAAGAGCTAAGTCCAGTAATAATTCTTGGTTCTGGAATTTCGGTTTTTATGAATTTGTTAATCCAACGGAATCCTGTCCAATCTCCCAACACTGCATAAACAGATTGCATATTATTGATCGGCCTAAAATTCAAATCTCTTAATTTTTCAGATGGAAGCCCCGATAGTGGGAGAGAAAGGTTTTTCGTATCAGCGAAATATAGAAGACCATCTATATTGTTCACGACCCAAAGTTCCCCTGAAGAGTCAACTGCGATTCCACCAATATCTTTCAAATAATAATTCTGATCACCAATAGAACCGAAAACATAGTTGCTTTTTGTTTTTGTCTGAGCATCTATTTTTGTTATAGTGTTTGTTTTATGAAGAACATATATGTTTTGATTTGAATCAACGCTCATTGTCCCAAATCCCTCAATTCCTCTTATTATAGTTTTATCAAATGTATTTTTATCTATAAAATACACTAAATCATCTCTTTCCAAATTTACGGAAGAAGAATTAGCGACATTTTCAATACCAACCCAAATATTTTTGTTCGCATCTATTATTATTTCTTGCGGAACTTCCAAAGAATTAAAGTATATTGCATTTTCAAATGTTCCATCATTTTTAAATTTACAAATGAAGTTTGACAAAGGATGCGTGTATGCAATATAAACATTATCATCCGAATCTACGTCAATGCAACTAGGAATTATAGAATTCTCTCCAACAAATCCTTGATATTGCGGATCCAAATAATCCAAAGTGTCATATAGTTCTAAATTCTCAAATGGTGGAATATAAACTTTACTGACAATATCGGTGCTATAATTTATTTTTATAGCTGAAATGGTATCCGTTAGACTTACATATGCATTTCCATTTTTATCAGTACAGCACCAAGATGGTGATGCCATTCCATATTCATTTAAAAATGAATTTGAAATGGGAGCAAGTGTTGGATCAGGTTGATATTGCATTGATGACAGTGCAATTGTTGACACGATGTTTCCATCCACATCTGTTTTAAATATTCTGTCATTATCGGCATCTAGTATAAAAACCCTATTTTCTTTCGTTTTATCCAAATATTTCAAAGGAGAAAAGCAAATGTGCATATTTGCTGTGGATGTTTCCGAAAGAGTTGAAAGTGTCTTTTCGTAATAGAAATCAATATCGGAAGTTGCACAGTGATCAAAAACGTTTAATTTTTGATATCTTTTTACTTTTGGTAGACCAACTTGGGAAAGGAATCCGTAAATTGTGAAATTTTTGGAGACAGGCGTATCTTGAATTTTTAACGTAGCCGATATTGCAACTGTTGTCGATTCGCAAGGAAGATCAACTGTTCCAGCAAAATATGGTGAATTGTTTAATTGAGGAACTTTATTGTTTTTTTCAAAAGAAGCATCAACCAATTCAACGGGAGGTAATTCCTTGTTAATATATTTTACAAGTTTAAGATTTATATCGTTTAAATTATTGTTGAATGAGCCACTATGAAAATTATAAATTGGATCATATGTTTTTACTGTATAATTTTCCGAATCTTTAAATGTGATAATAAACGGTATTTTCGTATTCGACCACTTAATTGGATAAATGTCAAATGGGTACAAAATTTGTCCAGATAAGCTTCCAATCGAAGAGTTATTACCTTCCACGGAAATACCGTTACTCGTAATTCTCATCGTTTCTGCTGAATTTGAAATCGATTTTAATATTTGAGCCGACCAAGGAAGATTGAGATAACCTTGATCCAATTTTTTAAAAACATTTTCCAATCCATGTTTTTCAATTTCACTATCTTTAAAATTTTTAGAATCAAATGAAGCATATATTATATCGACTTGGTTTGATGCATCATCGGATGCTTTTTGATCAACGAAGTAAATGTAATCCAAATCACGATTTGTTCCACTCGATCCTACGAATGAAGAACCTTCAACTTTTTCGTTATGGAAATTAAATTTAATACTCCAATCACCATCAATAGGACCAGTCGTGTATGGAGCCGCAAAAACTGAAACGGCGTTTGTTCTTGTACTTTGTACAAGTTTACTTTGGAGGTAGTTGTTTTCGTTGGTATAAACATTAACAAATCCATGATACGCTTTCAAGTGACTATATTTGTCGGAATAATAGGATGATAAGCCCATGTAGTCACTTTTGCTTCCAGAAACATATAGATTGATAGTATAATTATTATCCTTTAAAAAATTTTCATTTTGCCAAGAGTTATATCTTGTGACTATGACTTGATTACTCGGTTTACCAGATTGTAAAAAATAAGAACTCCCATCTGAATTAAAAGGATGTAGATAAATGTAGTCTGGAAAAACATTTGATGCTGTAACTGAATTTTCTAAAGTGACGATGTGAGCTTCACCGTTTTTGTCGAAGATGGTTGCACTCACATTATAGACATCTGGAAATTTATAAAAATATCTAGCTGATGGTCCTGTGAAATTTGAACCGTCACCAAAATCCCAAACAACAACATCATTTGAATAAAAGGATCTATTTGTGAAATTTTGACTCCAACTTAAAGAAAAATAAAAGCTGGTTGAATCGATAGTATATGACTCGAAAGTTTCTGGTGCTTTTTCATTGTCAAGAACTTTACAAACTATTTTTACAGCCGATGATGGAATCATAGTCATTCAATAACGATGTTTCCTTTCAAAACATCATAATTTCCGTAATAAGGTGATTTGAAGAAAGGGAGAATAAGAGATTGATTTATAATTTGAATATCTTCTTCTGGCGCAGAATATATTGGATTGAAGACCATTAAACTAAGTCCATTGACCACAATAGTCTCACCATTTACAACTCTTTCTGTGAAAAAGGATTCAATTCCATTTATTCCAAGTATCGATGTGTTAATCTTATCAATTTCAATCGTTTTGCCTAATGTTTGATTGTCAAAGAATGATTTGAAGGCATTTACGATGTTTTCAACTATTGAACTATCACTGATAAAAGATTGACTTTTTTTCTTAATTACAAGTTTACTCTCAGATACGATTTCAGGATATAATCTTTTATTGTTTATTTCATCCGAAGATGCCACTCCAATTCCAACCTCCATATAAACTGGATCTTGGAAAACTATCTCTGATGTTAAAATTTTAATTCGATTTAATGAGTCTTTTATTCTATTTTTCAAACCAACACTCAAAAATTTATTGAAATTCGCGGTTTCGTTTTGAGGAATTTTAGGAATACAATAACAATTCACATTATTGAAATTACATGAATTCGAAAAATTGATTTGATTGAATAAAATTCTACTATCCAAGTTTGGTTCCGATAATCCAATTTCATTTAAATATTGCAGATGACCTTCTACATAATCTGTGTTATTAACGACTTTTACATCTTGAATTAAATTTGAAAAGTTATTTTTAATATAATTTTCAAAATCAGTTGAATTTATAAGCCTATATTGTGTTTTATATGTGTTTCTAGCATTATTTTTAATACTCTTAGAATCTTCTTGGTATGTGAATTTTGAAGAAGGTAGAGTGTTTTCGAAATTCAATTTTGCAGCTTCACTGATATTCAAAATATTTGTTCCAGTTGATCTAACTTGACTCATTATTTCTGAATAAACTTGTGTATTGTAGATAAACAATCTAGAACCATTTAACACATTTGGACCAGCCTCACCATTTGGACCATCGCTTTTGAGATAAAAAACAGCAACAAAATCTCCTTCATTTAATTTTTTTCCAGTTACTCCGTTTCCAAATTTAATACCGTATCTTTGATTTTCATTTAATCTGAGTTCGTATGTCTCGGATAATGGATTCTCAAGATACAAACTATTGACATTGTTATACTGTTTCCAAGAATTGTTTCCAGATTTTACATAAACATGAACGTGATTGTGGTCAATTAAATCGTTATTACCATCAGCATCAACGGAAACAATATTAAATTCCTCAAATTCTTCACCAGTTGCAATATAAAGAGGATATTGAATAAAGGAACCTTGATATAATAGTCCAGATTCATTTAAATCATTCAATACTTCAACTCCACTCGTTGATTTTGAAAATGTTAAATCTTCTGTAAATGAATAACTCGTATCATTTATAGTAAAGTAAGAATATCTCGGAATTGTATAAATTCCTTGCTCCAAAGAATCATTTGCAACTGCGGAAAATGAAAGAACAGATGTTTGAATGCCAATTGGATTGTAGTTAAGAAGTTTTACAATTCTATTCACGTTCTCATAAAGTTGTGCATTTGTAAAAGAAGATTCATTTGCAGTTCTATTCAAATAAAACAAAAGAACGTGATAGCTATATGCAATGACATCTAAAAGACTGTTAAAATTGGAGCCTTCAAAAATTTGATCTGTGAATACCCCTCCATCTATCAATCTTTGTTGCATCAATGTTTTAATAGATGTCGCATCAAAAGCTGCATAGCTATTAAAAGATAGGGGAAAGTTTTGATTTGTTATTTCGTTGTCAGCCATTTTAGTTAAAGTAGTATCCAGATTCAGCCAAAGTTCCTTTTAACTGCAATCCCTTAATATTTAATGATGGGACTGATAAAAATAGGTCTATGGTATATTGTTGTTCGTCGTAATCGGTTGTAATATTGATATTGTCAACTTTTACTCTTGGTTCAAATTTCGTTATTCCTTTTAAAATTGTATCACCAAGCATTCTTGCATTTTCCGATGTAATTCCTGTAAAAAGATAGTAGAGAAGATTTAAACCAAAAGTGGGGTTTAGTAATTTTTGACCTGGTATGGTGGTGAATATATTGAAAATACTGTTTTTTATTGCATTTACATCATAATCAACAACAATGTCTTTTTGTTCTTTATAATTGTTTAATGGATTTGTTTTTGTATAATCAATTTTCAAGTCTACTTCCAAATCCTTGTAAGTATAATTCCTTTCTTTTGGGAATTTATTCAATTCTGTAATTACAATGGATGCCATGTAAATATTTAGAGAAAATTGTCGAAATCATCGTGACCAAACATAAATAATTCTAATCATGGGTAAATTCACAAAATTATATGAGTCTGCAATTCAACGCTTCACCAGAGGCGGGTTATTGGTTGGCGATTTGGTAAAAATCAAAGAAGGAGCATATGGAGACGATTTCTTCAAAAAACAAAGCGGGAATTATGTGGAGAAATTAAAAAGTTTCGCTAATAGCGGACTCAATATTAGAGTTTCCAGTATAAAAACGGTTAGACCGTCCTATCAGCCAGGCAATGTGTACAACGAAGGAAGTGAATTTATAGTTGATATTGTATTGGAAAAAGCGCCTGGCCTTTATTACGATTTTATAACAGTTCCTATGCACATTTTGGAACACGTTGATACTGGTGTAAATCTCGCACCAGTTCCAGATTCTCTGCGTTACAATGACAGGTCTTCAACGGATATTTCTGAACTTGGTTCAGCTAAAAAAGGAGCGGAAACACTTCTCGATCCATATCGTCAAACACGAACATCCGATTTTGGAGACGGAAAAGACACCAAATCTCATACAGAGCTTGGAATGAATAATGTTAAAATTCCGTCTTCTCCAGCAGAAGGACATAAAAACCCATCAGTATACGCCCCAAGTCTAGATTATACCAAAAATTATCTTCCTAAAAAATAATTCAACTTTCTAGAATTCCAGATAAGGCTAAAATCAAGCAATAAAAGTTGATTTCTTGGTCAACAACAAATGCGGATTTATACATATATTCACCAATTGCCACAAGCCACATTTTCTTTTTTGCTTCTGTAAATATATTACTTGTGGGTGTATCGCAAGTGGAGTCAAATAAACCCTTCATAAGCAAAGAATAATCGCCTTTAAAATCCGTCTCATTTTCAATTATATATTTTCGGATTTCCATTTCCTTTTTCTTAAAGATAAGTTCAAGAATTCTATCAACAAAATTATCGACCTTCGAAATATCTGGAATTGTTAAAACACCATTGATACAATATTTCTGAACCTCATTGATTGTTTTTCTGATATCTGGATAGTGTTTTTTGATCGTACGTGCCAATTTAATTCTATTTGAATCATCAAATTTAATATTTTCACTTTTTAAAATAAAACCAATTCTTTTAACAATTAAATTAATTGGAGCGGAAAGTTGAATCGTTTGACATCTAGATTGTAGGGGAACGATAACATTGTGAATGTAGTTGGAGGTTAAAATATATCTACAATATGCGGCATTCTCCTCCATTGTATTTCTTAACCCTCTCTGTGCAGCTGGTGATGCTGAATCAATTTCATCCAAAAATACAATTTTCTTTTTACCATTGAAACTTTTGGTTTTACTGAAATTTGTAATCGTGTTTCTCACTTCATCAATTCCAACTTCTGCGCAATTTAAAAACAAATCCTCCGCATCCAATGCTGTTATTAGAATTTTACCAGTTGTTGTTTTTCCAGTTCCAGCATTTCCATAAAACAAAAGATTTGGAATTTCATCGTTCTTGATAAAATTCTCAATGATATTTTTATCACTCTCACATAATACAAGATCTTCAATATTTTTAGGTCTGTATTTCTCAGACCACAATCCGTTAACGTCCATAATTATTTTCCTGTAGAACCGAAACCATTTGAACCTCTTTGAGTTGGGACAGTTTTACCCCATTCAACTCCAAAATTCGTGATGGAATATTTCACTGCAATTTGGCAAACTCTATCTCCTACTTTAACATCATATGGAATATTTGAAAAGTTGAATAGTTTAACACCGAGTTCTCCCCTATAACCCGCATCTATAACTCCCTGATGGGCTACAATATCCGACTTAAAAGCTAATCCTGAACGAGATTCAACTTTAATCCAATAACCATCATCCAAGAATGCGAGTTTTAATCCGACTTTAATAATCGCTGAACCCTTTGCTTCAATTGTTTGATCTTCAACTGCAAATAAATCCCAACCCTCATCGTTTGGGTGCGCTCTTTTTGGAAGCTGTGCATTTGGGTGGATTTTTTCGAATACCATCTTTGGTTGACGCATTTGTTCTAGAAGTGAATTCATCATGTCGAAATGATAGCATGGCTTTTTACCATGTCAAACCTAAATAATCAAACGCATGACAAATCAACTA